TATGACCGCTGGGAGATGAAGCTGTCCAAGCAGGTCGCTCCCTTGTTCAAGGAATGGTGCGATATGCTGCTGTTCCTCAACTACCAGACCTATGTGGTCACTACCGAGAATAAGTCCACCAAGGCCCAGGGCGGTAAGCGTGTAATCTACACAAGCCACCATCCCTGCTGGGATGCGAAGAACCGCCACGGACTGCCGGAGGTTCTGGACTTGGACTACGAGAATATCGCCCACATTTTTGAAAAGGGCGAAGCGAAGCCCGCCACTCCCAAGGAGACCCCTCTCTCCCAGCTCCGGAAGCAGATGGAGAAGGAAGAGATTACCGATGAAGAGCTGCGTAAGGTGATCGCAGCCAAAACCCGCTATGAAATCAGCACCCCTCTGGAGGAATATCCGGATAGCTTCATCACCGGCTGGGTGCAGAAATACTGGACGCAGATTGTTGACGTCATCAAGGCCAGCAGAATTGCTGAGTAATGGAGGTAACGAATATGTATAACGATCAGAATATGTGCATGGATTGGGACGACGCCATCGAATCCGATGGCCAAGAGTATGTCCTTTTGGAAGAGGGCGACTACAACTTCCAGGTAGTCGACTTTGAGCGTGGCCGTTTCCCCGGCAGTGCGAAGATCCCTCCCTGCAACAAGGCGGCGCTGACTCTGCAGGTCAAGACCGCTGACGGCAAGATCGCCACCATCAAGACCGACCTGATCCTGCACCGGAATTTGGAGTGGCGGCTGTCCGCATTCTTCCGCAGCATCGGTCAGAAGAAGCACGGAGAGCGCCTGGTGATGAATTGGAACAAGGTGCTGGGATCCAAGGGTCGCGCCCACTTCAAGCCCCGTACTTACACCAACCGGGACGGCGAAGAGCGCCAGACCAACGATGTGGATCGTTTCTACGACTATGATCCCAACTTCTTCTCTGCCGACGACAGCTGGACGGATCTGTCCGGCAGTGACGACGAACTGCCCTTCGAATAAGGAGGTCAGCGTCTATGATGCAACTCAGACCCTACCAGGCTGAGGCAAAAGACGCTGTACTGCACGAATGGAGTGTGGGGCACCAGCGGACTCTGCTGGTGCTTCCCACCGGGTGCGGCAAGACGGTGGTCTTTGCCAAGGTCACAGAGGAGCAAGTGAATAAGGGACACCGGGTACTGATCCTTGCCCACCGGGGAGAATTGCTCACCCAAGCAGCGGACAAGCTCCGTGCTGCTTCCGGTTTGGAGAGTGCTTTGGAAAAGGCAGAGTTCAGCAGCCTGGGCAGTCCAATCCCGGTGACAGTTGGCTCGGTTCAATCTCTCTGCCAAGAGAGACGCCTTCTTTCTTTTCCGAGAGACTACTTCTCTGACATTATCGTGGACGAGGCACACCATTGCCTCTCCGACAGTTATCGCAGAATCCTCGACCACTTCGCTGATGCCAATGTCCTGGGCGTTACCGCCACACCGGACCGCGGCGATATGAAGAACCTGGGTGAGTATTTCGATAGCCGTGCTTATGAATATTCCATGGCACAGGCGATCCGGGAGAAATACCTCTGTCCGATCAAAGCGCAGATGATCCCCTTGGAGCTGGATATCGAGGAGGTCGGCATCTCCAACGGAGACTTTGCTGCCGGGGCCGTGGGCTATGCCTTGGACCCTTACCTTGAGCAGATTGCCAAGGAAATGACCCATTACTGCGACGGCAGAAAAACTGTGGTGTTTTTACCGCTGGTCTCTACTTCCCAACGGTTCTGCGATCTGCTGAACCAATACGGAATGCGGGCTGTGGAGGTCAACGGCAACAGCCCTGACCGAGAGCAGATCCTCCGGGACTTTGAAACCGGAAAATATGATGTGCTTTGCAATTCAATGCTGCTGACGGAAGGCTGGGATTGTCCCAGCGTGGACTGCGTTGTGGTGCTTCGCCCAACAAAGGTGCGAGGCTTATACCAGCAGATGGTCGGTCGCGGCATGAGACTGTATCCCGGCAAGGAAAACCTGCTGCTTCTGGATTTTCTCTGGATGACTGCACGGCACGATCTTTGCCGCCCCTCTGCACTCATCAGTAAGGATGAGGCTATCGCCAAGAAGATAGATGCCCAAGTCAAAGACACAGACGGTGGCATTGATTTGGTGGAAGCGGAGGAGCAAGCCGAGCGTGATGTGCTGGCAGAGCGTGAGGAGACCCTTGCCAAACAGCTGGCAGAAATGCGGAAACGGAAGCGGCAGCTGGTCGATCCGCTCCAGTATGCGATGTCGATTGCGGCAGAAGACCTTGTTGGTTTCGTCCCTACTTTCGCTTGGGAGATGGGGCCACCCTCCGAGAAGCAGATCGAGTTCTTGGAACGCAGAGGTATTTTCGCAGAGTCCATCGAGAACATGGGCAAAGCAAGCCTTCTCATCGACCGCTTGAAGCGCAGACAGGAAGAAGGATTGGCTACCCCCAAGCAGATCCGACTGCTAGAGCGTTATGGCTTCCGACAGGTCGGCACCTGGCAATTTGATGCTGCCAGCAAGATGATTTCCCGGCTGGCTATGAATAACTGGCGCGTCCCCTACGGAGTAGAGGTGCGTACTTATAGACCTTAATTGGAGGTTTTTATGAGCAACATTATTTCTGCCCTGAATGCATTGGATGTTGCCTCCCTTTCATACCAGGAATGGGTGCAGGTGGGTATGGCATTGCAAGCAGAGGGCTATGACTGCTCCGTTTGGGAGAGCTGGAGTCGTAACGACCGCCGCTATCATCCCGGAGAATGTGAGCGTAAATGGCGCACCTTCCGGACAACAGCCGGTGCTGTCAAAGGTGGTACCATCGTGCAGATGGCACGGGATCGTGGCTGGACTCCCAGCAGCGAAGACGGCATTCTTGCCTGGGACGATTCCATCGCAGAAGACGGCGACGGCTTCACGCCTTATGTAGCGACCGATGACTGGAATCCGGTGGAGCAATTTAAGACCTACTTGGAGACCCTCTTCCAGCCGGACGATTATGTCGGCATCGTGGCAAATGATGTGTGGGAAACGGACGGCAGATACGCTCCCGGCAAAGGCGACTATAGTCGTACCGCCCGGCAGCTCCTGGCCTCTCTGAAAAAGTACCCCACGGATCTTGCTGCCACCGTTGGCGACTGGAAAAAGACCGCTGGTGCGTGGATACGCTTCAATCCGGTGGATGGTACCGGCGTTAGAAATGACAATATCACCGCCTTCCGGTTTGCCTTGGTGGAGTCGGACTCTATGCCGTTGGCAGATCAGGACGCTATGTACCGGAAGCTGGAACTGCCCATCGCTTGCTTGGTGCATAGCGGCGGTAAGAGCCTGCACGCCATCGTGCGGATCGACGCAGCTGACTACAACGAGTACCGTCAGCGCGTGGAATATCTGTATGATTTTTTGGAAAAGAACGGCGTGGCGGTGGACAAGCAGAACCGCAACCCCTCCCGGCTTTCTCGTATGCCCGGTGCAACCCGGAACGGAAACCGCCAGTATTTGGTGGCGACCAATATCGGCAGAAAGTCCTGGGTGGATTGGATGGACTTCGTGGAAGGTGCCACCGATGAGTTGCCGGATCTTGTCACCCTGGACAGCTACAAGAACAATCTGCCGGAACTGCCCACCGAGCTGATCCAAGGCATTCTTCGCTGCGGTCATAAGATGCTGATTTCCGGATCTTCCAAAGCCGGAAAGAGCTTCCTTTTGATGGAGCTATGCATCTCCCTGGCAGAAGGCAGACCGTGGCTCGGCTTCCCCTGTAAAAAGGGGCGGGTGCTGTACGTCAATTTGGAGATTGACCCTGCCAGCTGCATTATGCGCTTTATGAAGATTTACGAAGCCCTCGGCTGGCAGCAGAAGCATATGGACGACATCGTTATTTGGAATCTACGTGGTCACGCAGTACCGCTGGACAAGCTGGTGCCAAAGCTGGTACGCAGAGTCCGGGATCAGCACTTTGATGCCATTATTGTGGACCCCATCTACAAGGTCATCACTGGTGATGAGAATAACGCTTCTGAAATGGCTGCATTCTGCAACCAGTTTGACAAGATTTGCACCGAGACCGGCTGTGCCAC